TTGTCTTTGCAGGATAAGGTAAATCGAACTGTTAAAATGGCAGATGGGGGTATTGTTACTAGGCCAACCCAAGCCTTAATTGGTGAGGCCGGGGCTGAGGCAGTCATTCCTTTAGATCGTATGGGCAATATGGGTCAGAGGGTTACAATCAATGTGGCCGGATCTGTCATCTCTGAGGGTCAATTGCAATCTGTTATCCAGGATGTTTTATACAATCTCAACCGCACTGGGGCAGTCACACAGCTTACAAACCTTGGTAGATAATGCCAGCCGCAACATTTAAAGCTGAGATTGATTTTTCTCAGGGTGCAAACTTTAGTCCGGCTTTAGTCTTGGATGACCCGGCAACACCTTTGGACAGTGCAGTATTGGGTACAGCCGCCGCAGATGTTGTAGATATAACAAACTTTGTAACCCAGTGTTTTATTCGCAGAGCCTTTAATAGATCATCAGACTCTTTTATTGGTGGATCTGCCAAGGTAGTTTTTATTGATCAGACCGGCACTTTCAATCCAGCCAATACCAGCTCATCTTTGTATGGCAAAATCAAACCAATGCGTAAAATAAGATTTACCGCAGAATACTTGTCAGTAACTTACAACCTTGGCTCTTTTTATGTGCAAGAGTGGAATTACCAAAGTCCAACCGGCTTTGACCCAGCCTATGTGACTCTGAATTGTGTGGATGGTTTTCAGCTTCTTAACTTGACTACCTTGACCACTGTCTCAGGGGGATCAGCCGGGCAGACAACAGCTCAAAGAGTGACCAGCCTGTTGGATCAAGGAGAGTGGCCAGGGGGCATGAGAGAGATCTCTACAACTGCCACTACTACAGTTCAGGCAGATACCGGCGCATCAAGATCTTTGCTCTCATCCTTGCAAGAATTAGAGCAGACAGAGGCCGGGGCTTTGTATGTTGATCAAAGAGGCTTTGTTAAGTTTATGTCAAGGGATGACATCATCACTGCATCAGGTGGCACTCTCACAGAGTTTTCAGATGTTGATGGATCCGGTAATATAACATATCAAGCGGTTGAGTTTGACATCTCTGATTTTCAAATGATCAATAAAGTAACAGTTACTCCAACTGGATTGACCGATCAGACTGCAAGCGATACGGCCAGTATTGATGATTATTTTCAACACTCTAGGGTTAGATCCGGCATCATGCAGACAGAGGCAGATGCCCTAAACCAAGCTCAAATGATTATTGCCTCACGCAAAGAGCAAGGTGTGAATATCCAACTTAACTCTCTTACAGTAGATGCCTATGGTGAAGATGATCCGGCAAGAGTAACTGCCGCTTTAGAGTTAGATATTTTCAATCCTATCCAGGTGACACAGACCTTGCCAGCCGGCAATGTGGTCAGTGATAGCGTTATAGCCGGTGTTCAATATGCAATCACACCCAATAGTTTTTCTGTTACATTCTCATGTGCGCAACCCTTTGCGGTGGGTTTTTTGCTAGACTCAGATGTAGATGGTTTATTAGATGAAGATAGTTTGAGTTACTAGGAGATCAATGGCAAAACAAACCTTTACAGTCGGTCAAGTCTTGACCGCCGCGCAACTTACATCTTTGCAACAAACTGCAATGGGTGGGGGTGCGGCCTCAGCTAAGACTGCAAGTTATACCTTGGTGGCCGCAGATGCTGGTACAACAATATCAATGACATCTACATCTGCTACAACAATCACAGTCAATACTGGATTGTTTGCCGCAGGTGACACAGTATTTATACAAAATCTAGGTAGTGGTAACTGCACTGTCACAGCCGGTACAGCGACAGTATCAACTGCCGGAAGTACAATCCTGCCAACAAATGATGCAGGTATTTTGTATTTTGTATCTACAGGTGTTGCAATATTTTATGACTTTATACAAACCGGTGCAGTATCACCACTAACCACCAAAGGTGATCTTTATGGTTTTAGTACCTTAGATTCGCGTATCCCAATTGGTGCCGATAACACAGTCCTCACTGCTGACTCAAATGAAACACTAGGACTCAAATGGGCTGCACCTGCTGGTGGTGGTGGTATGACATCACTAGCATCAGGTTCATTACCTGCTGCAACCTCTATAACTTTGTCGTCAATAAGCGCAGATTACAAAGATTTAAGATTAGTTATACGAAATGCTCAGCACGGAGATGGTAATGGAACTGGTTTAGGTTATCGCTTAAACGGACAAGGTGATGGAACTGAATATGTAGCAAGATTAAACATAAATAGCGAATATGGTGTTAGTGCTGGGTCAGGCTCATCAAGAATTCCACTTACATCTAACGATGCTAAAAAAGAGCAAAATATCACGATACAAATAAATATCTTTGATTATGCAAACACATCAACAAATAAAAGATGGCAACACGCTATAAGTTATATGAAACAAGGCACAACTACTTGGGAAACTAATTTTCAAAGTGGGCAGTATGTGCATAATGATGCTGCCATAAATCAAATTCAATTATTTATTGACAACGCATTTACCTCAGGAACATACGAATTGTTAGGGATAAAATAATGAAAATATATGAACACAATGTTGAAACTGGCGAAACATTTGAAAGAGATGCAACTGCTGTTGAAATTGCTCAATCCAAAGCGGATGCTGCTGAAAGGCTTGCAGCAAAAGCCGAGGCGGAAGCAAAGGCAACAGCCAAAGCAGCCTTATTAGACCGCTTAGGCATTACCGCAGACGAAGCCAAACTCTTACTGAGTTAGCACAATCTTAGGGAATAGTGCATTTAAATTGTGGCAATAATTAGAGAACTCACTAGCCCTAATGGATGGCCGGCCAGTGGAGATCGTAAAGCTCTAGGTATAGAGTCTTTTGTTGTGCCAGGCACAAAAATTAAGTTTGCATGTGCAAAAGCGGTTGCACCTTTGCTTGTCAATTTTGCTAAAGACTTTCATGAATGGGTTGAGCCAATAGATGAAGGCGAATTAGATGACTGGGGTTATGCCTTCCGCATGACTAGATCATCAGACAAAGTATTGAGCAATCATTCATCCGGGACTGCAATTGATCTAAATGCAATTAAACATCCTTTGGGCAAGTCAAATACCTTTAATCAGGCTCAGCGTAATACAATTACCTTACTCATAACTAAATATGGATTGGCTTGGGGTGGCAATTACAAAAGGCGTAAAGATGATATGCACTTTGAGATTGCTATAAATCAAGATCAAGTCAAAACAAAAATCAAAGAGTTAGGATTATTATGAAGCTGACAAAAAAACAAAAAGAAATTATCAAGTCATATCTACGCAGTCTTGCCGCCGCCACTGTCACCACAGTTTTGGCTTTGGTTGCAGATGTAAAACCTGAGTTATCAATCTTGGCTGGTGCCTTGGTTGCACCTTTGGCACGCTACTTTGATCCTCAAGACAAGTCTTTTGGTATCAACAGCTAATGAGCATGAATGACTGGGCGGCTTTGGCAGTATCTACAATCACAATTGTAGGCTCTTTGGTTGCCACAGTCCGGTGGCTAGTTAAACATTATCTATCAGAGCTTAAACCTGATAATAATGGCCAACATAACTTAGAGGGTCGGATTGCCAAGATAGAGGTTAAATTAGACACGCTTTATGACCTGCTTATAAATCGTAGGTAATCAATCTACGCTACTGCCATGAAGAGTTGCGTGGTAGTACCTTCAAGGGGCAGACCTGAAAATGCTTACCGGCTTGCTCAAGCCTTTATTGACACCGGTGCAGAGGCAGATCTTTATTTTGTCATTGATAATGATGATGTCCTTTGGAGTAAGTATGTTAAGGAAGAGGATCAAAGAAACTATAGATGCCTACCGGCTGACAATAAAACAGGCGGTTGTGCTAAGTCTCTCAATGATGGTGCGGTTAGGCTTTTGGATATTACTACATACCCTTTATACGATTATTATATTTTTATGGGTGATGATCACCTTCCTAGAACCCAGGGCTGGGATAAAGCCCTTATGGAAGCGATAGGCTTTGATAATGGCATTGCTTATGGCAATGATCTTTTGCAAGGTGGGAACCTACCTACAGCTTTTGCAATGAGCAGGTCTCTTGTTAATGAGTTAAGGGGTATGACCTTCCCAGGATGCATACACCTGTTTTTTGATAACTTTGTAAAACAGTTAGGCATTGATTTAAATTGTTTGAAGTATCTACCTGATGTGATTATTGAGCATCTGCATCCAGTTGCCGGTAAAGCCGAGATGGATGAGGGCTATCTTAGAGTCAATGATCCTAAGTGGTATGAAAAAGATTTATTGACCCTGCAACAGTATTTTTTGACCACAGAGTATGCGGCTCTTGTCAGACAATACAGATGAACATTCTACTTACCGGCTCACATGGTTTTGTTGGCCGGGCTTTTAGGCGTGCCTTACCCTATGCAAAGTTCACACTGGTAGATCTAAAAAATGGTACAGATTGCAGAGCCTTTTTTAAGCTAGAGACAAAGCAATATGATTTAGTCATTCACCTTGCCGCAATTGTGGGTGGCAGAGTACAGATTGAACAAGCACCCTTGACCTTGGCCGTTGATCTAGCCATAGATGCAGAGTTTGTAAATTGGTGCATGGTCACAAAACAGCCTTATGTAGTTTATTTTAGCTCATCAGCCGCTTATCCAGTTGAACTACAAACCATTGCAAAAAAACATAAACTCAAAGAGAATGACATAAACTTTAAAAAGATCGGCGCACCGGATATGACCTATGGCTGGTCTAAATTGACCGGTGAGATGCTGGTAAATTATCTGAGAGAGACAGGCACAAAGGTCTTAACCCTGAGACCTTTTAGTGGTTATGGCACTGACCAGGATCTCACTTACCCATTCCCCTCAATAATGCAAAGAGCCATGATGAACTCAAATCCATTTGATATATGGGGTAGAGCCAATACAACAAGGGATTTCATACACATAGATGATGTTGTAGATGCAGTTTGTGAGATGGCCAAAAATGACTGCAATCAAACAGTCAATCTATGTACAGGCCGGGCAACCACTTTTGTAGAGCTGGCTAAGATTGCCCTGGATACTTTAGGTGTTAATAAATACCCTAAGTTTAATATTGTCTCAGATAAGCCGGCAGGGGTCGCCTACCGGGTAGGTAATCCAACAATGATGAGCGATTACTACACACCAAAAATAACACTTGAGGAAGGTGTCCACCGGGCAATATCAGGAGTGTTGTGATTTACAATTGACCTATGGCCACTACACGCAAAAGCAAAAGCAAAAAGATAGCCAAAAAAAGGCGTACCACAAAAGACATACCTTTAACTAAATTAGATTTTTGGGCAATTGCGGCTCAAGAGGTTTATGAAGCTTGTCGTAAAGCCGGAATGTCAGAATCTACTGCACTTGCTTTTGCTATGGACAGGAGTAGTTATCCGGATTGGATTGTATCGCCGGATGATCCAATAAGAAAACCTTGGGAAGATGATGAGGAAGAAGATTAAGCGGGACAAGAGTTTTAATGCCCGGTATCTGATTTGTTCAGATATGCAAGTCCCATTTCAATTTGATGAGGCTATTGTCAATTTAAAAAAGTTAGTCAATACCTTCAAGTTTGATTTAGTTTTAAATGTTGGTGATGAGCTAGATTTAAATACTATATCAAGATGGTCAGAGGGCAAGCCGGAATCTTTTGAGCAAACTCTTAACGCAGACAGAGATCTTTGTAAAGATATTCTTTATGATCTAAAGACTGATGTAGTCTCAAGATCTAATCATGGCGATAGATTGTATAAAGCGGTAATGCGTGTGCCTGGTCTCATGGAGTTGCCGGAGTTGCAATATGAAAAGTTTATGGATTTTAAAGAGCTTGGGATTTATTACGCCAAGAAGCCTTATGAGATACCTGGTACTGACTTTGTACTCTGTCATGGGGATGAAGGAACTATGTCCAGGGTTGGCGGCTCTACCGCGCTCAACATAGCAAAGCGGTGGGGGCGTTCAAGCGTGACGGGTCACTCTCACAGAATGGGCTACACATGCCACTCAGAGGCCTTTAATGGCCGTTTAGAGAGAGTTTTGGTGGGTGTTGAGGTAGGACATACATGTGATATGTCAAAGATGTCTTATTTAGGCATTAGAGGCTACGCAAACTGGCAAGCCGGGGCGGTCATTATGACAGTCAAGAGGGGTAATGTAAGTTTTGAGATGATTAGGTTTAACAATGATGGGAGTTTTGTAGCCCTGGGCAAAGCCTTTGGGTAGTTGCAATTGTCAGTAAGGTATGGTTCAATTGCTTTTGTAAATCCATTTGAAGGGATGGGATATGAACGCTGTAGCTTATGCACAAAAAGGTTGGTGGGTAATGCCACTAAAAAAACAATCAAAAGAACCATGCAAGTTTTTAAGACATGGTTACCTGGATGCAAGTGGTGATCTTAAAACAGTTGCAAAATGGTTTGAAGATACTGATTTAAATATTGGTTTGGCAATTAAACAATCATCTTTGGTTGTATTAGATTTTGACAAACGCAATGCGGTAAGCAAACAGGAATGGCAAAACTATTATGAATGGTGTGTCAAACTAAATACACACACTGTACAAACAGATGATGGTTACCATTTTTATTTTAAAGCTGATCCTGGCTTACAGTTTAAAGGCAAGTTAGCCAATGGTATTGACATCAAACACAAAGGTTATGTGGTACTACCACCATCAATTCATCCTAATGGGACTCAATACACAGTCATCAATGATGTAGAACCGGTGCAGTTACCGGATGGTCTTATGAAGGCAATGACTTGGTAATAGTTAAATGGGACAAGATAAGTGGGGCGTATGTAGATGACAAACGCAAACACTTTGTTAAGGCTTCTTTGATCAGGGAAT